GGGCAGCATTCGTACCCAAGGCTTTTTGTAACTGTTTTCCTAATGTCTTAACCAAATTAGTGGCTGATCTCATGCCGGCAGAAAAATCTTTAAAATCTAGTGTCAATTGTGATTGTATTGTTCCTACATCTGCTGACATAATTTTCCTCCTTACATGAATGTGAGTTGGTCGACAAATACTTCTGGTTCTTTCTTCGCAGTAGCTTTGCGACCTGATTTACTTTTTGACGTGTCATTAACATCTGCATGTACCTGACAAATAGCGCTAAATTTCTTTGGCGTAGTTCTCCAAAAAGCTACGGGTGACATGAATAGTATAACTGTAGCTATATAATAATATAAGGCCCAATCCCATGAATTATCGGGCTTTTCTAGTTTGGGCTTTCTGTTTCCTCAACGGGATCAGGTATATCACTTGCTACAGGTACAATAGCTGCTACATCAGGTGTTTTAGAATCTTCAGGTAAAGAAGAACTTATAGCCTGTTGTAACTTATCCATAACTTCGCCTAAATTCAATGTAGTTAGCCAAGAACCTACTTGATATTTAGTAATACCATATTTTAGTACATCACCTGTGATTTCATCGAATATAGCTTCATCATGAATTAGTCCTAACCATAATACAGTTCTTACATCGGCCATGGTGCCTTTTTGCAAACGTTCTTCTGCTGTTTCCATACTGCCAAATTCAATTTCCATTTGAGCAAAGGCATTTAAGTCAAACTTAATGAATCTACGTTTGTTATCAAATAGACCTATATAATAAAAACCTGCTGGTGTAATATCTCGAATTGTATCTAGATTAGATTTCGCTGGCACAATAGGTGTTACTGCTGTATTAACTACAGCAGTAACATTAGAAGTACCAGGATTTGGTAATGTTTGTCCGTTTACTTGAATTTCACTCATTACTTTCCTCCTTCTGTTTAGGTATTATGCTACTGTGTAAATTGGACTAGTAAACCATGCCGCTTTTATAATTGCTGTAAAAGCGATATCATCTTCATCCCCAACTCTTTCCCACTCATCATCAGAATCTCTCTTTACAAAAGATCCCTTAAGTGTAGGCGTTTTGAAATCAATCTTATCACCCTTAGTAGCTAAATCCTCTTCAGGAGCGGCAAATTTACCTTTAGCTAACCAAAAATATTTATATTTTCCGTTAGATTTCAATGATCTAAAACCTACTGCCATATATGGAGGAATATCTGAACCCTTTTTAATAAGAATTCCCTCTACAATGGTATGTCCTAACATAGCTGCTTGTGTTGCAGAACTAAGATCAGCTACATTTAATTCTAATGCAATCTCACCAAGAGTTGAAGCGGATTCACTAGGTCCATCATCTGAAAACAATGTGCCTGTGGCTGTATTAGGGTTTATGTTAGCGGAAATAGCTCCTGCTATTCTCACTGGTGCGGCATATGTTGCTGGACCCCCAATAGGATCCGTTGTAAGTGTTGCGTAGTACACATCTCTTAAACCAATCGTTGCCATTAAGTATACCTCCTTATATTTTTGTTGTTATTGGGAATGATATGCCATAAACATATCTTCCTTGTTGATCTTGTTCTATTTGACTTGGCCCATTAGTACATTGAATTAGGACCCAATAATCGCTATCCATATCTTCAATCATTTCTGGGCGCTCTTTCATGAATTGAAAGACCTTTTCCGTCAAACTTATTGCATCCACGTGACTTGTATTTCTTACTAATATTTGTATGTACCTTATACAAGCATCTCTACAAACATCAGTGTTTAATCTTTGATTGTATTGTCTAACACAAACAACATTTGAAGCATCGTCCGGGAAATTCATTAAGTATGTCTTATTCTCTCTATCCGTTCCTATGTCTAGCTCAGTTACTTCTTGTGGTATAATATCTTGCGAATATAGCCAGGCTATAAATGCACTTAAAAATTTTAACATAATAACCTCCTTAACTATTTAACGCTTGGCCTACCTTTTCTAATAAACTATTTTTAAAAAGTTCGGTATTATCTATCATAGCATTTTCAAGCCACTTACCACCAAAAGCTTCATGAGCTTTTACTGCATAGGAAGCAGTAGTAAAACCTGTTTTTGGATTAGTAGACGAATCGCCATACCCAATAATGGCTATGGCTGATGTGTCTGTATTTTCATATACTATTTTACCTGAATCGGCAAGTGCGCCTGTTACACGATGTATGCGCGATTGTGAATCATTAAAAACTGCTTCAGCAGTAATATGCACAGCTGAAAGACAAGCACGAATAACTACTTTTTCCTTCTGGCGTAATTTAGCTGCCACTTGTGTTGTATTAGTTACCTTGATAGATACACTCATGGTAAGTATACCACCCCCAGATCAACAACTCTGTTTGGCTTATAGTACACCTCTTTTTTAATAATGGGCTTGTTTGCATACAGGGTAGTGTATTTCTTAACTTCAACGTCATTTACTTTTGTTGTAGTATAATACCCCGCAGTGATTGTATCTGTTTGTTTAATTTTAATGACATCAGGGCCATCAAAATATATTTGTATACTGGATGTGGTGTCCTTTCCTAATATATTTGTAACTACTTTCAATTCTTCTTTAATATAACCTTTTAGAGGAAGATCAGCAATCTTTCGATCGCCCAATGAACTTATTGCCGATGTGCTATGGATAATAATATCGAATACCAACATCTTGTCTCTTACGCGTTTGTTCATATAATCTCCTCCCCTTCTGGTCTATCACAACATATTTTACTCATCATGTCGTATGAAAATATAGGACTAGTTGTAGGACTATGCATCATAGGTGCATCACAGCCAGATACTTGTTTAATGAAATCTTCCTTTAACGCTATAAGCGCCTTTAACCTATTACTATTAGATTCTGAATAAGGCCCTAGGGTATAATCCGGTGTACTCGTCAAACGTGTAATAATGATTCTAACACATGCAAGAGATGTTCTTGCAATATCACTATTATTGTCTGTAATACAGTATAAAATTTCTTCATCCTGTATCATTGGATCTGCTTCTACAGTATCACCTATACGAAGCCTTATCTGATCCTTTATGCTACTTTCTAAAGTAGTAACATTATAAGTCCATGCCATCGTATCACCTCTAACCTTATTTTACTGAACTAGGTTTACCACTCAAAGACGTACCATTTGTTTTTATGGGCGAAGCAAGAAGAACTTCCGCGGCTTTTATACCCTTATCAACTACAACTGGTTTAATTGGCACAATAGGCACAATAGGCACTATTGGAACAATAGGAACAATAGGTGTAATAGGTTCTGGTATATCTGCTATTTCTACTCTCTCTATTCTAGAAGGATACAGAACGCGATATACATCGCGCTCTGAGAAAGTTTCAGGTAATAGATCTCCTTTTTGATATGTCTGCTTATTAAAGCGAATGTCTTTCCTAGTTACTCTAAATCTCAATGCCATTAGATATTAGCTGTAGCTGTAGCAATTGCACCAGCTGGATCAATAGCATTTAATGTGAAGGCGCCCATATCCTTAGCAACAACTTTCATGTCATATGCTAATTCACATTCAATTCTTTCGGTGCCGATACCGAGGTTAGGCATTGAGAATCTGTTAATACGTCCACCAAGAGCATTAGCTCCCATTAAGCCTGTCCATGTAAAGCAATAGCCTGCAGAAGCGACTTTCAAACGAGCTGCTTTTGGAGCATATGTCAATAATGCATGATTACCTAATGTAAAGTGCATTGCTGCTTTCTGTCCTTTAGCTGCTGTGTTCTGAATTGAATTTGCAACTAGGATTTCATCTACATCGAATAGAGAAGCTAACAAGTCAAGTGTAATTACACCCTTCTGTGTGAACTTAATTCTATCCAAGATATCTGGATGTTGTCTCAAAGCGTCAAATACTCTTCTACCGATTGTCAATTTGTTTGGTCTCTTGCCTGTTGTTTCAGCCATTGCTGTACACTGATTTGAGATATCAGCAATAGGATCTGAGTTATTGTAATCATCCCAGAATACTTTGCTTGTGATACCAGTAGCAAATGCAACGCCTGCGTTATCTTGAGCCCATGTGCCAGCCTTAAAATAAGTCTTAGCCCAGTTGTTCTCACGATTAAGCATGATCTTATCAACTACAAATTCTGTAGCATCTTGATCTGGAGTTAAAGGTGAATCTGAATTAGCTCTATCTTCTTCGAAGACATCTTTGTGGAATGCATATTTCTTACAGAAATATGTTGGTGTATTATCAACATCATAATCACCGCCAGCTGATTCTGTTCCCATTGCTCTTTCTTGTGCATCATCCCTGAACCAATCTTCTTTTAGGTACATGAAGTATCTATCTGATTGTTTCATTACAGGCACACATGGAAATACTTTGTCGTTGACAAAGTTGTTTGCGTCCTGCATATACTTTACACTGATATTTGTC